TTGGAGTCCTGCTTGGCTCGATCTGCGACCAAGTCCTGACGCGCATAGTCTTCTGCCTTCTCCTGACTCCGTTGCTTGGCACCCATTCGGGAGAGCAACAAAGGACTTACTACTGCGGCGACTGCTGACAGAGCCGCAGCAAGCACCACTGCAAGAACTGGATCCACAATCACTTCCCTCCTGATGCGTCCTTACCGGCATTTGCTTTGGTGGGCTTGGCATTCGGCTTGCCTTGACGAGGAGGTCCTGCAGGCGCCTGCTCGGGCGGGTCTACCGTTCCGACTCCTTGCGGCGTAGAAACGTCGCGCATCGTCGCAAAGTCCATCGGAGGCAGGTCGAGATCCCTACGTAGCTGCGCCTCAAGCGGATCGTCGGGACGAACCAGACCAGCGCCCACAAGGTTCCGAAGGGTGAACGAAGCCGTACGCGCATCCTCCCACTCACCGATCCGACGCGCGCGAAGCATCGGGTACTTACCTCGCCGCCAGTTGAAGTCGACCAGCTGCTTGATGACGTGCTTGTTGATAGTGTCGCAGACGGTCTCGGCGATGTACCTCGTCGACTTGTAGAAGATGTCCTCGCCATCCTTGTGCATGCTACCATCACCGGAGAACGGTGCAAGGATGTTCGCAGAAATCTTCTTGTCGTGGTGATCGATCGAGGGAAGGCAGTCAACAGGCTGACCCTCTAGCTTGGCGAAGATGAGCTCCCAAAACGGCGGAAGCACAACATGTGCCCGCTCGTTCGTGCGTAGATTCCGCCCAATCTCATCTGCGATTCGACGGTCCCGATCTTTCCAGTTCGGGGGGAGCTTGATGATGGGCACGCCAATACCATGACGTTCCTTCTGGATGGCGTCGATCTTGTAGAGGTTGTCCTTGAAGTACCAGTGCTTGTACGCAGACCGAAGAACCGAAGTACCTCGCAAGTCTCCAGCTTCTGCCTCCAGCGAGAAGATGACCAGTTTGGCAATCGGAAGGAAGATGCCGCCCGGCTCGCCCTGGAAGTCGTTCGGCAACATCACAACGCCGTCCGGACCGCCATTAGCGTCGTACAGCCACTCCTGAACATCCAGTGGATGACGTGGCGCAAGCTTCTTGATGATGGTCTTGCCGTCGTCGTTGATGTCGAAGACCTTCTCGAACACCATGTGCCCGTACTCACACATCAGCAGGATGTCATCCAAGAACCGCGACCACGACACATTCAGCTTGTCGAATAGGTTCTCTTCGACGAACTTGGCGATGTTCTTATCTAGTGCCGAATCAGATGCAGGCTCAACGAACCAGTGCGCTGCCTGCATGGGAGTCTTGAGGAGCCTAAGGGCTGCACGTACCGAACCATCGGACCTCTTCATCCGGTAGTACTGAACGTAGCCCTCGCGACCCTGAAGCTTCGGATTCCACTCCTCACGGGTCCACGATGTCCATGGCGAAGGACTGGAGTAACCAAGCTCCTGCATGCCCTGCTCAAGGGCGATCTTCGGATCGCGCTCAGCCATAACGATGTAGTCGCCGCCAGAATCAACGAGGTCGTACTGCGCGAGAGCCTCCTTCAGCTCCACGACCCTGCTGGCTCGAGACGTCATGTCGGCTAGGTACGAATCGAGAGCAGCACTCCCGATGTCTACCTCAACCTGTGCATCCGGAATGATTTCGCCGAACAGCCCCACATTTATATACTTCGGGGTGTGGTCGTCCATCAGGTCACCTCCCTCAGAAATTCATATCAGCCATGTCGAAGAACGATCCAGAATCAGTCTCGGGCGTGAACACGAAATGCCCGAATGCGTCGCTCTGGTCGATGTAGGTTTGCTCGTAGCCTGACAAGTTCTCACCATGTCCCAACGCTTGGCCTTGGGGCATCCGCTCCGTATACACGTCTGCCAAGCTAGAGTTACAGCCGAACTTGAAGTAGTGCATCATGCCGTAGCGCAGCGCGTCGAGGGCGTGATCGTCGTACTTCTGTGCAGCTTCACGCGGATTGACTAGAAGACGTGTCGCAGGGACTCTGTACCCATTGAACTCTCGAATCGTGTTCTCGCACGAGGGGTCAATGGTAAGTCCTGGTCGCCTTAGCGCATCTGCGAGCCTGCTATCTTCCTCGGTAGTCATTTCCGACAGATCCATCCAGCCTGACGGCTCACGGATCCGCAAGAAACTATTCACCAGGTCGATGCCATCACGCCAGTTCGCCTTAGCTTCCGGCATCGAAACACACGGCACATAATGCTGCGACACAAACAAAGTGGCCTCAGGATCAGCAGCGTCTCCGAAGCCTAAGTCTAGGTGGTACCCTTCGGGGTTCTCCCGACTCTTGAGCATATACAGATGCTCTTCGAGGGTCATGTACGCTTTGTAGTGCTCTCGCCACACGAAGACTTCGTCCATGGGGCTGACTTGGAACTCAATAGCAGCGAGCGGGTTCGTAAAGCCCCAGTCGAAGGCAATGAAATTCTGCCAATCCGGATTGAACTTATGAGGCTTGACGTGTACGGTCTCCTGGAAGTCACCAAAGATCTTTCCGACGAAAGCGGTGAAAGAGGCGCCGTACTCTTGCTCGAACCACTCCTTAGCAGTAGTCCGTTCAACAAGCAGAATCTCATTGTCAGTCCGACCATCAGGGTAGACGTAAGGGTTCTCCCAAGAGGGGAACTGCCAAGAGTCGAAGTCTGGGTCATCTCGTTGTCCCTGCTGCCACAGTGCATGTAGCCAGTTGAAGCCTTCAGGAGTCGTAGGGAAGCTAGCCGTACCATGCTTGTCTGCCAAAGCAGGCCTGATGTACCGCTCCCACGTGTCCTTCTTGTGCTTCGCTGCCTCCGACATGATCACATGGTCGAGCTTCTCGCCGACCAGGTTCTCCGGGTGGTCTGCCGACCTACACTCGATACGAGTGCGCCACGGGAACTCAATATACATGTCGCCGGACCGCTTGTTGTACGCCTTCTTGATTCGCTTGTCCCGAGCGAACTTAAGTTTGATGATCATGTCATCCCAGATGACACGAAACTCTTTCTCGGCAAGGTCGTATGTAGGCCCGACCGCCCACACACGTCTGCCAGGGATCAACAAGCGCGGCTCTTCGTCGCGTGCACCCATGACGCTCTTACCGAACCGTCGACCGCATACTGGCACACGGAAGCGCGCTCGCGAGCTGTGGAACAGCTGCTGCTTGGGATGCGGCTTATATCCAATGTGCTCGAAGTATGCTGCCTGGTCGACGGCTTTCACGCTGCTTGCCCCTTCAACTTTGCTAGTTCCTCGTCGCGTTCGTGAAGGTCCTTCTCCAAGGTTCGGACTCGGGCCTGTAGATCATCCTTTTCCATTTCCAGCTCTCGAACACGCGCCCGCAGCGGCTGGATGGCGAGGACCTCCAACTCCAGCTCGCGGACGCGCGCCCGTAAAGGGGGCATCTGCGACATACCGTCGCGTAACGTTTGCATCTCAGCGTACTGAGTCGCAATCGTCGCCTCCATCCGAGTGAGCTGTTTGGCTGAAATCTCTTCGATGACCTCGGCGACTTCTAACTTCCGTTTCCGACGTCCCGTAATGGCGACAATGATTTGCGATACACCCGTAGCGCCCAGGATCGCTGCGAGAGTTTGGAAGATAATGGCCCACGTCACTTTCGGGTCATCTCCTTCAACTCCTGATGGATTTGGAACGACCGCCACATGTTAGCAGCAGCCCAAAGGCCAAACACAACTCCTGCCCCCATAGCCCGTTCGCCTGCGTATACGAACAGACAACCCGAATACACTATCATGGCTCCTGCGCCAAGCTCCATGGCGCCTGATTCAAGTTTGCGTGCCGTCACGAAGTCGCGCTGCCAGTAACACCCCATTAGACCAGCTAGTCCGGACAGCAACATCGCGGCAGCCCATACATGTACCTGCCAACTAGGCAGTAGAGCCGCAATGCTCTCCGGCGGCGGTACACCAACAGTGTAAGCGATCCCTGTGATTAAGCTTCCAAGCAACAGCAACTCCTGATGCGGACTATGCTGACGCCGAGCAACCAACACAACGCCCCTTAGTAGTACGTCCAGACGTTCGTCTGCGTCGGACCAGTTTGCTTCGGAAGCCCAACGGAGGCGTTCCCGAAGACCTCTCCACCATGCCCGGTACGAATGGTCGGCGCCCCATCAACCGCGAAGCCAGTAATGATGCCTGGCCTAGGCTTCCTACTGACGCCTTTCCAGACCGTAACTCCTCGTCTCATTGTTATACACCACCATCCTGCGCGTCCCGCGGAGCAGAATCCACACGGGGCTGGTCGGTATTTGCATCGGAACTCGCGTGCGCGGCTCGACCCTGATCGACAACTTCGCCGTCGACTAGCACAGCATCGAACACGTTGTCCCAGATAGCGCCGCCCTCATCATCGGTCGCATTTTTGTTGCCGAGAACGTTGTCGAGGAGATACATGGCAGCACGGAGCCGAACGCTTTCATTCGTGCCGCTGACTGCGAGCTGGCGAATACTCAAGGCGGCCTGCACAGCGCCCTGCGCCATGATGCGCGAAGCACCTTGTCTCGGTGATGCTGGGAAGACCGAAGTCTCTAGCAACGCGACATCGTTGAAGACCTCGCTTTGCGCCTTCTCAAATTCCTCGTCCGACATCATTGTAATCACCTCTGACCTTATTATACCCTATACACTACGTTGAAGACAACGGCAAGTACAACTCGGTAACACACCCTAGCTAGTGCACCATGTTATACACGCTGATTTTGAAACTTTTCGTGTAACCCTACGGTAGGAGTTACATGTTATACACAAGGAATTTGAAACTTTTCGCTTAAGACGCACGGGTGTTGTCAAAATCAGGATCTTGATGTATAATATAGTTAGAACGTAAAAAAAGTTCAAGATCGCGACGAACACGTTCGTAAGGGTCTAGAACTTCCGTACCTTGATAATTCCATAGTGGAGCGTACCCTCCGAAGAGTGGTGGGGTGGGGATCATCCGAGCAAGATCCTTAGAAGGAGATCCTCATGATCGAGATCAACGAGACCACCGGGACCGTGGAGATCGAGGACCTGGACGACCAGGCCGTACTGGAGACGGAGACCGAGGAGACGCAGGACCTGGACGACATGGTTCAGGACCTGGTTACCGAGGTCGGACACGACCAGATCACCCCGTACGGGATCCACACGATCATCAACACGATCCTCGCGGCCTACGACGTCAAGACGATCATCCCGCAGCACATGTACAACTACGACCGGAACGGAATGATCGTGAAGGGCCAGAAGGGCCAGAAGCGGTACTCGGGATCCGAGGTCACCGCGTTCGTGATCAAGTTCGTCAGCAAGCGGATCTAGTACCAAACAGTAAGTAAGTAGTACCCCATCCCACCACTCCTCAGAGGGTATGCCCCGAAGATCAGGACAAGACCCGGACCCCAGGTGACTACGACAGTAGCCGGCCGTAGGGACCGAAGCTGCCCAGAAAACGGCACCAAGATCCGAGGCCTCACGTACCCAACCGCACCTGGTCCGGCCTGACATAGTCAGATCGGGAACCACACGGCGTATGTCAGATCGGGCGGATTTAGACCGGTTTAGGACTCAGGAGGGCCCCACTTCTCGGGGACGTAGCCGCCGGGGGTGCGGTACTCTTCCCGGAGTGGTGGGTCCTTCTCAATAGGTTCGGGCTTAGGCCTTAGGTCCTCGACGAGCCGTTGCATCCCGGTGTTCGACATCCAGGCAGGCCGTTCGATGGGCGGGTACTCCTCAACCGGGACGGGAGCCCGTACTACAGGGGCTGGCTCCGGAACCTTAGTGTGTCGAGCTAATGCGGGGGTGTAGGGCGGAGGCGGGTCATTTGGACCGTCCCACCCCCGCGGGTAGAAACAGAACTGGATAATGGTCTTGCCGATGGACTCGTCGACGATCCACCGCGTCTTGACCTTCTCCCCGTAACTGGTGGCCTTGTTGTATAGACTGGCACGAAATGTAAACGCGGGGACATGGAAGTCCACACCCTCAACAGTTGTGTGCCACTTGCCATTGTGCCACCTGTCCCACGGGTACTTACTACGTCCGTTCATGACGATTCCTCCCTCTCGGCGCTGTTATATCTATTATACAGTAAGTTACCTGAGGACGATAAGTGGTACGAGATGTTAGTCTCGGTATTAGTTAGTAAGATATTTTGTCGTGCTCGCTCTTACGATTGTGGTCTCTTATAACAATTTAACACTCGTTGACAAACCCTACCGAATCCCATTAAATCCCCTTCTAGCCGGATCATATCTCTTCTTACCTATATATATACTATCCCTCATATTCCTAAAGTACACGCGATTTTGGTAATACCGTTAGATTGGACATGACGTCAGGAATGTAGCCTACACTAGGTCCACTCTAACACGTAGGTAAGTACGTAAAAGATCTTTAGGTCACGTAACACATCCTAACACATCTCAGACGACGTCATATGAAAAAGATCATGTGGGGCGGTCCTTGAGATCCAGATGAGACGTGATGTATAATTAATGTAAGAGCAAAACAAAAATCCACAACGAGGCAGGAGGTGAAGGACATGAACCTCAAAACCAAACTCAAGCTCCGGATGGAGGAGCTTCGCAAAGCACAGAGCCTCATGACAAACCGCAACACACCAGCCAAGGCACGCACCAAGATCCAAACAAAAGCGTCCCAAAGAGCCGATCTGGCCGAGCTGAGTACACATCCAGGATCGAGCACCAACCATTACCTGGACATGGTCAAAGCTAGCCTCGCATCCCACACAGGATGTCGGCTCCTCGATTCTGGCAGAACCCTAACACAGGGTATCAGACACAAGACGTCCTCCAACACAGCGAACGCAACAGCGATCCTGAACCCAACAGCAATGATGTCCAAGTCGGAGTACCTCCGGATCAACAACGCGCCTACAGGAGTGAGTCCGGCATGACAACGACGATCATGGGATTGGTCATGCTCAACGAGGAGATCGGAGAGATCGATCGCATCCTCGCTGCGCCAGACAACCCCACACACGAATGGACATTCGCTGGTTCAGGTATGTCAGTTGTACCTGAGTTTGTTCGAGCAACCTTCGAAGACCACGACAAGACCCTCTGGTTCAGAGGAGAAGACCTCACCTACACCGGACAGAGCTACGCGCTCCAGCTCGGTGTATACCTTCCAGTGTTCCATTACATCCGACGGTACTACAACCGCAAGACCGACAAGTAGTCCAGAAGGACATCGCCCCTGTGGTTCCCCGTAGCCCTTTTCGGGGGCTTACTATCCAGTAAGGGAGACAGAAAATGTCAGAGTTCAGTACCGAAGACACCAAAGAGACGTTCACCGAGTGGATGCACCGACAGGCCGAGTTCGATATCCCCGACCCGCAGCCACAGGAAATGATCGTCCGATGCGACATTCCAGGCCACGACATCGTGGTCATGGCGCCCAAGGCGATCGGGTACTTCACGATGGATCGCAATGGCGAGACCACGCTGGACCACGAAGAGGATCTCCTTGCGGTCGTAGTGGAGCAGGGTCTCGAAGACCTGGTCGCGGAAGGCAAGATCAAGAAACTGCCAGACGGAAGGTACATGGCGACATGACAACCGAACTTGAAGATCTGGCACAGGTCGGGCAATCGTCGAAGGGTAGAGCGCTATGAGGAAGATCGTCGTAACTGCGACGTGGGAGATCAGTCCGGATCAAGGCGACGATGACGCCAAGACGTTCATCTCGAAGCTGTTCCGTGAGGACCCAGTCGCCGCCATTTTGGATCTGCCGATGGATCAGCGGTTCCCCACGCAAGTCGAAGCACGAGCCAAGAGCGTCTGAGGACGAAACCGTGCTACCATAGGCGGTCTGCGGCAGAAGCCGTACTGATGAGTCCTAGGAGGA